TGGGAAATGGCAAAACCCTTAAAACAATAAATACACACAAAAATTTTAAAATACATATATACTATAATAAGAACAAAGCCCTTAAGAAATCTGGCACACCAGCGCCATTACTAAGGTCCTAGTGCCCACTAGGAACAACCAAAAAAGGTTGCGCTGCTACTTTACCGTGTAGAACGGTGTTATTTATAGTTTAACAAAACTTATACGATCACAACTTGTGGCGCACACATGAACTGTCGCAAAAAGAAATCATCACCACCACCACAAGTCAGAATAATGGAACCAGTTTCATTTCCAATACCATAAGCTAATGGGGGAACATCAAAATTATTATTGCAATAACAAAATACACCATCTGCTGCGACCTTATCAGTCGTAGACATGCTATTAAAAAGCAGTTGACCGTAATCAAAATCGGATCCATACATTCGAGGAATTTGAACTTGATAAACCCCTAAAGAATCAGAACCCGAATTATTAGGAATCACAGTAGCTGGGAAATACCAGGCAGAGGCAATTGCAGTATTAGTATGTGATGATGAAGTTTGCTCCGTTACCTCCAACTTAGGCACCAACTCACCAACGCTACACGCAATTAAGGGATCCCATTTGGATCTTACAACACCAGAGACCCTGGGGGAAGGTTCATAATGCCCATCAACAAGCACAGCAGCTGGCACAATCGCGTTATCATAATCAGTAGGTGGAATAAAAATGGTCCAAATAGTAGATCCACCCCTAGCATAAAAAGCTGGGGAATAAAAACTAAGAAAAGACGTAGAAACACCTTGGTTATAAAGTGAATAAAAATTTGTCAACGCCGAAGTACGAGTCGCAGGAAATCTCGGCAAAACTAACGTTAAATTCATATGGGAAAACGGAGTCTCAGCATCCAATGTGCTTGAAAAATCGGGTTGAGTAACAACAGTCTGTTTCTTACAGAGTTGAGACGCTGAAGTAGCTCTTTCACCAAAGGTCAGAGAAGCTACACGTTCTGGTGGTAATATCAGAGCTTGACACATAGATGAAATATACTGCATCGTAATATTACGAGGAGAATAAAGCTCCAAATTCTCAACATGCGTAAAAACCGCCAACTTAACATCGCCAGTATTAACAGTGGTGTTGGAGACTAGAGGTTGCTCCACAAATATCTCGAACCGACCGCAAGCCCCTGATTGGAAGTAATAAGCTCCTTGATTCATCTCCATCATATTATCACCACGGGACCACGGACACTTGAAAATAACTTCAGTAGGCCCATTCACTTCAACCAACTTTATAATAAGATTATCAGTACCAGCCACTGTGTTACCCTCACCAAGTGTTGGGTCAAAAGTAAATCTAAGCATACCTTTATGAAAATTGGAACAAACAACCTTAACGGTAAAAACAACATCACCACGCCAATAAACAAAAGGCATGGTAATAAAACTCGCTGGAGTAGCTATATAGGTCTTAGTAGCTACGGCTATAGCTTGAGTGGGTGTAACTTCCTGTTCACATATCCTTGTTCCAATGATCTGAGAAGGGTCCCAGGTTGGGTAATCAATGAAACCAGGGATCATTGCAATTGTCGCAAATGCGTCATCGCCATCAGCACCAACTCCGATTCCGTGTGAGGATACGTTCGTACCTTGGTTAATGTCGTAAGTCAGCTTTGTAGCATTAGATCTTCCATTGTACCCACAATTGCGCCCAATAGCCGTACCAACGACAACACTGTTGTCAGAAATCGGAGGATCACTAAAACCCATAGACTGAGCTAAATTAAGACCCAACTCTGACACAACTTGCGCAGACGATGTGTAGGGTGCCAATGGTGGTATTTTACTCAACACACCAAATGCTTTATTAAGAAAAGGTTTCACCTTACCTGTGATACCACCTTCCGTGGCTTCAGATTGATCGCGGGCCACGCAAGTAAGTTGAATATCACTAATTCTCATAAACAAGGAAACGGTTAATGAACAAGCAGATCCGTCAATTGCTTGAATGGGAATGAGATTTCCTCCAATAACCTCAGCGAAAAACCCATTATCCTCTTTCGGACACGTAGGTAAATAAAATTGGTAGGGCAAAGTCAAAACAAGATCACCCGGAACGTTAGGTTGAACATAACCAGAAATAGGTAATTGGCAAACTTGGGGAGACCAAACGACATAAGAGGTCTGAACACCTTGAGATGTTCCTCGTATCGTTATACGTTCAGGAGTGCGAGGATTCCACCTTGCCCCAAAAGTCAACAATCCAAAAAGAGATGGTGAACCATTGTGGACTACTTTAATTTCAATAGTACCTCTCCACTGAGAAAAACCGTAAACCGCACGGTGAACAGCCGTGTCGCCAAAATAGTTAACTAGAATGTTGGACTGAAACAAATTACTAGTAAATGTTTCAGTTGAGTTAAACACGTGATCATCAATATGGATCCATCGTTTAAAAACACTATTTCTATCAACATCGGGAATATTGATAAGCCTTGGTATTGAATAATTAGGAGAATCGACAACATCCGGTGCAACACTTTGGAAATCCATATTACCAGCAACAACAACTTTTTGATCATTTTGAAAAGGTTGATCTGAACCTTTATTTTCAGTTAAATTATTTGCAAAGAATTATACTATGATCATTATCTTCATATCTACCATAGTGTACAGTTTTTATTTTACTTTAAGCACAACACTAAATAGTGTACAAACCCGAAAGTCGGCTATGCTCTCAATAAAGCACACAAGAATTTTAAGACATGTCAAGGTCTCATAAACTTGTGAGTGACCATATATTGAGCGAAACATTTTGGTTTTAATATTAATATAGACATTATTTTCACGCCTAGTGGATATTTTAACGAGATCCCTCTCAGTAAAAACTAACCATCGTAAGTCCACAAGGAACCGCTCTTGTACCACTCCTCAATTTCGATCTCACTTTTAAGACTCAATGTAAGTTTATACTTATCAGCGACGCGCAAGACCAATTCCCTAACATAATTATGAAACTCCTTACCATGGAACCAAGATTCCACCACAGCATTTTGGGCTACTTCAATGTATCTTTCATATTGATTAATAGTGATTGGCCCTGTCCAAGCTAAACTTTTAAAAATAGATAATTTCTCCAGAGGGCACAAAACAAAATCGCCCCACTCAACAAAATACCGTTTCAAAAACACAATTTTGGTAATATCCTCATATTCAACCAGTGGACGATCCTTGAAGCACGACGTCATACCAAAACCAAAATATTCAAAAGTGTCTCTAGCGGAAAATTGGTTAAACACACGCACACGCGAACTAGACACATTATCATCCCCGTAGTTGTGTAACCAAACGCAATCTCGAAAACTCTTAAGTTCAACTTTTCCAACTTCCGCAAGCTTAATCCAAAGACACCTATACAAAATACTCTGTACCAAACAATTGACTATAGACGTTATCAAACAGCCAGAAGGGTTACCTTTTGTTAACAAAATTATATCACCATTTACGAAAGCAAATCTAAAACTCAGACTCTTAACAATGTTAAAAACGATAACACAATCCCGCACATCATAACCCAAATGCTTAGCCAAACAGAAAAATATGATAGCTATGGTATGAATTATACCATCCATAACGCTGTTATCAAAATGAGGTGAGTCAGCAGCCATGGTATTACCATTTTTACTCCTTAAATAAATTTTCTTCCAATCCTCAGAAAAACACTTGACACCGACCATAATTTCTGACCACCAACGATTGCTACACAAGTAATCTATAATAGGTGTCAAGTACATCTTACTCACCATAAGATAAACAACATCGCCAACCTCAAATACCCGAATCATCCCTTGATCAATCTTCTTCTTAGATCTAACTTCGTCTTTATAAGCGAAAGCGGTAGTTATCACTACTGGCCGATGTTTTAAAATCTTTAACATATCTACCACATCTTCAATCAAAACATTTTTGATCTCACCACTAGCATCAACAAGCCTACATTTTGGTGAGTTACCTTCGAACGAATAAACAAACCCTGAGGACGTTTTTGATTCAGCAGTTTTTATAGCCTCACTAAATTTATAGGGCCGCAACAATTCACTTTTGGGTGCACCATCCAAATACAAAGCGGCCGCTTGGGCAAATAATGTCGGGTCAGACATGCTTGCAGCTTTTAAATTGACTAAAACATGGTCAACACCATCCATAGGGAAGGGATTGTCTCCTTTCTTTTTCCTTGCATCAAGATCGGCGTAGTCAACACCATTGATCTTGATAATTTCATCAACGAAATCACCATGACAAAACATACGCGTGGTCTTAAAAGGAACTTTAATTCGGTGACCAAGCGTATAAATACCACAACCCATACCGGGTTTCTCCTCCGGCATCCACAAAGACGCTGAATCAGGGCTTAACGGTTTGATCAAGTAGTCCAACCTATTCAAAGCACCTTGATCCAAGGCAACAGTTTTAGATCCGATATCAAAAAATAAATTTTCTCCACGAAGGTAATGGATTGCTTGGTCGAAATCCTCTTTATCAAATCGTATTGCAATACCATTGGAAGCTTTGTGGATACCAATGAGGCGACAATCAAGAATGGCACCAAGTCCACACATTCCTGACTGGGTATTATTGCCACTAATCACTGCACGATTACCTCTAGCAAAACCAATATTATAAAGGCTATAATAAAAGGGCTTCGTTCGCCAATGTGACACTAATTGGCCCTCAGGGGTAACAAGGAACCCTGCACCAATCTTATCATTGGCTCGTTTCTCAAGCAAATGGTTATACAAAATATCGCTAGTGTTCGGAAAGGTTTTACCCTCCCAATACACAACTGCAATATCAGCATCCAAATCAAGATAAACATGTTTTTTAGTTAAACGGGTCTTTTGGTCACAACCCTTTAACCAAATATAACAGTTTTCAAAATCACCACAATGTTGAAAAGCGTGAGCATTGGTAACCAGAAGTCCTTTAATTATAATTCCATACTGATCCACTGGTTTCTCACCATTACTAATGATGATATGCTTTGTGCACCTTCTCACCAACTGAATAAGATTTTCCTCACTCATCAAACCCTTATTATCTATGGTGACCTTAGATGTGCCAAAACCCCACTCACGAACAGCTTCTGGTTGTTTCATTAATCTTTCATGATCAGTTGAAATATAATCATTAACTTTGTCGTCTTTCTCTTTAGACACTGTACACTCCATCTGATCTCTATTGATTCCGTCATAAAGCTTCTTCGCACCATACAAAACGCCACAAACTAAAAGTAACTTCCCAACTTGTTTATAATGCTTATCCGTGAGCTTACGCACATACTCTAATGGAAAACGCCAATCAGGAGGTGCATAGTACAACTGCAATACGTATATCTGCCAACGCAAAAGCATGTCAGGACTAAAAGCTAAACGCAATGGCAAATGATAAACACGTGTTCTACCATTATTAGAGTTCGTCCATTTAATGTTAAAAAATACTCTAATAACATAAATGATAAAACTCAATTGAACAATAAGAAAACGCAAAATGACATTCACAACAACATAACCAAAAACAAAACCAACACCCTCCGCAAATTGATCTACAGATTGGTACTTATTGTGAATACCATTACAAACGACCTTCAATTGCCCACAAGGACAAACAACACCTATACTTTGTACAGAGTTCAATCTAATTTCTTGGTCAGCAACATAGCATTTATACCAATCTGAAAAATGTCCAAATAACTCACCTAAGTTCAGACATTTCTTTATAGGAAAAGGAGCATAGACGTTGCTATCGAAATTAGTGGGCCGTAATTCACAAAATACGTAATGTATTCCATTAGTATAATCTGTCCCCGGTGGTGCATTTTTAAAAATATTATCACGCGGTCCAAATTCCCAGTTACCGGACGGAACGTATTTAACAACATACGTAAACCGACCTGCAACAGCTGAAGGATGTTTTATCCAATGTTTACAATCAAGGAAATCAGAATTGGTTGTCGCAACTAAACACTTCACTGCCATTTTATTAGCACTTTTAGCGAAGGCCCGTTCCACCATGACTTCTTTGTTCTGAATAAAATCCAGAATAACATCCCAAGGGGACTCCTTAACAGTTTTGTCAGTTCCAGCATCAATTTCATCAACTAGAACAGAATAAACTGCACCGGGGATAAATCCAGGACCTTCCATATGCTTTACACCCGGTTTAATCTCAAAAACACTACTACTAGGAGGTTCTCCTACAAAATCAGGATTCCAGTATCTGTACACCACAGAGCTAAAACCTGGAAAAGCAACTGTTTTGCCTACACCAACTGGCCCCATAAGTAGCACACCTACCGGTTTTATATGTTTCAAACCAGAACTAGTTTGCATTATATCATTTTTCATCATTATATTTAATGTTGATATCATAGACGCACGCATCATTGGAGTTACTGCTGACTTTCCTTCCTTATCAAGGCCCCTGATAGCCTCTATACACTTTGAACACCTCTCAATACGTTCTGGAATCGTGAGCTGAAGTGTGTCAGGTATTGGAACGTCTGTGATATGAGCGTCAGATTCAGCCAAGAAATGATATTCCTCAAGGATATCACCAATTGTATGTCCATATAAAAATGATAAATCATGATTTAAGATACACATTCGGATACGTTCACCTAAAACTGAAACAGCCTTAATAAAAGATTTTATCGAACTGGCTTCCGTCGCTAGATCCAAAACATATGCAACTTTAACACGTATAAAGTCAAACAAGACTTCAAAACTAGTTTCTTTAAAGATTTTAAGCGAAACTAGAGCAACAAAAACATCAGTCACACACTTAGGAATAAAAGGTTTATCATCCAACGCTTGATCTTCACTAAATGACAACAACTCTTGAACTCTAACAAGGTCAATTTCACTCAAAGCAAGAGTTCTTAAATACAAATAAGTCAAACCTACTCTACTCTGCGGGTTACCCTTGTAAAACGAATGAACAAACGCTCCAGTATCTATGATCAGTTTTACCATATCTTGATTATCAATTAGTGCTTTCATAGACGAATCTAAAGTCGAATCAAAGAAATCCAGATATTTTGATTGATCTTCACAAACAACGTAATTGAAAAGTCCTTCTTGCACTTTATCCAACAATCGGTACTGATCAAAAGTCCCGACACTCCGTTCAATTCTATCATTACCGGAATAATGTATTATCGTAGGATGTTCTGTGACGACAGGAAAGTTGAAAAGTCCACAACGAACAAAGTGATAATTGAATTTGATGTCACTTCCTGTTACGGGATACCTTCCAACAATACGGTCACAACCGTAAATCGAAGAGAAGTAAGCATTTTCAAGATGATCCAAAAAATATTCAACATGTAAAATGACTTCCAAATCAATCAGGAGTCGTTTGCCTTGTTCGCAATAGAAGGCAAATAAATGCCGGTAGTAATTTGAATTCCCACGACGAGGATCTGATCTTATATCTTCCAATTCCAACAAATGGAAAGGTCTTTTGTTATCGCGCACACTAAGGAGATGTATCAAGAGTTGAATTTGTGAAAATTCTCGTATATTACCATTAATCATATGCATATAAGCATTCACTGTCATCCCTAAAAAGAAACCAACAAATAACGGTACGCAAAACACAATGACTAACCAATATCTACACCTCTTACTAAAGTGACACTGATCACTGGCTTCAACAAACAGGGGTACAAAGAAGGGCAAATCATCAGTTGGAGCGTAAACAAAATCATCCTCATGACCCCTAAAACTGTTTAACAAAACTTGCAAAACAAAATCATCACACGAGTCTTTAAGGTAGTAAAAACGCACACCTTCGGGGTTAGTTTCAATCCTAGCTAAAATACGACCCCTCACACGGTCAGTATAATTGGGTGAAACTACACCTAATTGCTCATCGACATGAACACAAAGACACAAAAATTTTACATAATTTTCATGAAACCATGAGCCACCATAAAGGAAAAACCAACCATCGTGAGTCCACGTTTTAACGGGATTAGTAACTTGAAAACAGTGGGTAGGTATCTCACTCAAACTTTGATCACAGAAGTAAAGAGGAGGAACAAAACCACCAACAATAGCAAAACAAGTCACATCTTTCAAATTAAACAATAGTGGATAAAAGATACAACTAAATATGAACTCAAAACCACGAACATCAAATAAACCAAAAGACAACTTATTCATCATTTGGTAAATAACTCGAACAAAAAGACACAAAAATATATGCAAACAAAAACCGACATACACGTTATCATATGGAAACAACTGCAGTAGAGGCATAAACATGAAAGTATAAGACAAATCATAAGGAAGATCATTAAAGATAAACAAAAACATATTACAAACATGAGCAACAACCAACAAAGGGCTAACCAATAAATTTAAAAAGAAACCAAAATAATACCTTAAAACTTTACTATCGGCTTTATCGCAATACGAAAAACAAGCAGTAAACAAGGCAAAGAAATTCCAAAAGTACACAACACTAGTCTGAGAAGACCATTGAAACAAAGTTCCACATAATCCTAAACTAAAGCACCACCTAATAAAAATGAACTTCTCATAAATGATGTTATCACAATCTAATAATGCTAAACAAAATGATACAATTGGTAACCCTAACAAAACTAACATGAAAATATTGTACAAAATCTTGAATCCATACCTCACATCAAAAACGCCTTTAAATCCCAGTACTGTCTCTGGGGGGACATAGTTGTTGCCCATATTGGAGCATAGTTTGAGTGTGCTGTCCTGAACTTTGCAGGCTTTGGTCACTATCGTACAGCATTTGATAGAATAGCTTATCGCGCTAAACGGCTTTTATCCTATAGCAAGTCGATGCCCGCAGGCTAGTAATCATTTTAAATAGGCAGGTAATTTCGTACTCGACTATACATCACAGGATATTTTCAATAAAACATCACGGGACTTAAAGTTTTCCTACTTTTATACTATATTTAAAAATTCATTTAAAAGGTGATAAAACACCAAATCGTGGATAATCAAAATTATCACAAGAAAACCAGGAGCTGTAATAAAACAGGTTACTGGAGGTACATACTGTCGAGGATTGACGGTAATTGAAAAGACGGAACATGATGTTCCTTTAGGTCAAAGGTCGGGCGAGAGCCAGACTAAAATGTTTATTTCTTTTTGGGATAAAGAAATAACAAAGAAAAGTGTACAACGTACACAACGAGAGGACACTCGTTTCTTCAGAAACGAACGTTATGTTACAACCTTCAGGTTGTAAGAAAATGTTCAATCACATGTTCAAGTGATATTCGAAGAAGTAAAAGACCCATCAGGGTCCTGTCAGTCTATCTGGACAAATTGCGGTGCGCAGCGCGCAC